GTTTTGTCAGATAGTTTCATATCAGTTAGTGTGTCCATCAAAATAGTAAAGTAATAAACAATAATGTGCTGCTTTTAGTATATCACGCTTTGCCTGTCCTTTCTTCTCATATCTAGTTAAATATTTGATTGCATTAGATCTACAGAATGACTTTGCATCTCCAACAGATTCAATGATATCAAGTGTTTGAACATTATTATCATTAGAAGTATAATGCCCTTCATATGTTGAGTCAACATATTCTCCAAGATCTTTTAAACCTATATCTTCTTGATACTTTTTAGAAGTATCTGGTGATTTGTAAAGTTCTCTTTTTAGAGGATCTGTTCCTCTTTCATACCTATAAATGGTATCACCACCATCAGGTGATTCATATATCCAAGGTGTTTTTCCTGTTACTGATTCTGCCATTAGATGATCAAATGCCTCAGTAAATGGGTTTTCTCTGTCAGGGTCATTTCTAGTGTAATCATAATAATACTTAGAGTGTTGATAATCATCACCATTACATGCTTCCTCATCAGGAACCTCTGGTGGCCAAGGTGAACCAGGAGTCCACTCAAAACCTCCACTCTTTTCAATCCAATCTAAATTTATATCTTTAGACATAATACTTTGTATGTTCCTCCAGTATATCAAGAATCAGTTCTTGAGTCAAGTAGGTTCTCTGATAAACCAACCAGTAGCAATATATTTGTCAACATTGCCTGTCAAAAATCCTCCTCTATGAACATGAGTATAAGATGCTGGCCATAAAACAATAGTACCTGCTTCTGGTTGTAAGGTTAACTTTTGATGTAAGAAATCTGTACCTCCACCACTTTGAGAAGGAACAGTATTCAGATAAACCATCCATGCAAGAACTCTATCTCTGTAAAGAAACTGACCATTTTCACAATGCCACTGATGATATCCTCCACCTGCTTTAGTTTTTTGAACTTTAGTAGTCCAAGTAGAAACAGGATCATTGTTTTGAAGTATTCCAGAATATACTGAAGTGTATTGCTCAAATGCTTTTTTAATAAAACCATTAAGAGTTTGATACAGATCTAAATCTACTACTTCCAAACAAAGTTGAGTATCACTTCTAGAGAAATTGCCATCTTTAAATTGATTTTCACCATCTTTAAATGCTTCTGCAATAAACTCTCTCTGACCTTCCCATAAATTAAAGGATTGAATAACTGCCTCACATACATTGAGAGGCAGTCCTTTTTCAAAAATTCCTATATGATCAGTTATCTTCATTTGGCATCTCAAAGTCAGCATCAACCTTATCATACAACTCTAAGAATGATTGCTTAGTCTCATCATCAAATCTGTTTACACAAACTTGAATTGCTTTTGCTTTGTTGTTGAATATAGAGTAAGCACGAACTATGTGAACTAATCTTCTTGTACTGATGATATCCTCAACACCACCATCATAGAATGTCTTACGAATGATGTCACCCCAATCAACAAGTCTCTTACAGAAGTCAGCATCATCAACACCAAGATTCTTAGCAACTGCTGTCAATATCTTGTTCTCAACAGCAGGTGCTGGATACTCTTGCTCAAAGGTTACTGGGAATCTCTCAAGGAATGCTTCATTAAGAACATTAGTTCCAATGAATCTACCATCATCTGAACCTTTACCTTTAGTGTTTGCAGTTGCAATGATATTGAATCCCTTTGCTGGTTTGATAAACTTTCCAATCTTCTTAAGGAAAACTCCTTTACCTTCAAGTATAGATTGAAGACATAGTATCTTGTTTGATGCTAGATCAATCTCATCAAGAAGTAAGATAGCACCTCTGTTAAGTGCTTCAATAACAGGACCATTGTGCCAAACTGTAGCACCATTTACAAGACGAAATCCACCAATCAAATCATCTTCATCTGTTTCAATAGTGATGTTCACTCTGATAAGTTCTCTCTTCAACTGTGCACATGCTTGCTCTACACCAAATGTCTTACCATTACCTGATAGTCCAGTGATGAATGTAGGATAGAATATCTTAGATGAAATTATCTTCTTAACATCAGTGAAAGGACCAAACTTAACAAAAGTATTATCTGTATCTGGAACTAGATTCTGTTCTGATTGTGGAACTACAGCAGGTGCTTCATATGCTTTCTCTATATTCTTAACTGCCTTAGGAGTTACTTTGAGATTCCACTTTCCCTTACCAACTTTATACTGTTTAATTTTTCCTGTAACAGTTGAATAACCAATGTCATTCATAGCACAAAATGCTCTAACATCAGCAGCAGTGAACTCTGTGCCATAGTTGGATTTTAAACCATCAAATGCTTGTTTTTCTGTCATTTTAATCTCAAAGGGTGAAGTCATAATCAAATCATTTATCTATACCCTTATTATACTTGTATGTATATACTAATCTACATTTAATGTGCCACTTTTTTATCTGGGTATATGAAGATTTAAGATATCCCATGTGTGTTCATAACTATGAACATGATATGTAAATCCTAATTTCTTAGTCCTTATTATATTTGCTAGAGGAAAATCATTTTGTCCCTCTGCCATCATATCTCCATAGAAATATATAAAATCATCTTTACCAAAATCCCTTAATATCTGTCCTTTATTTCTACCTAATGGTGAAATATCTAAACCAGTTTGACCACCAACTTGTACTTCCAAATCAGGAAATCTTTCTTTTATTTTTCTTGCTATATTTTTTCTTTCATCATGTTTTCTATCCCATTTAACATACTCATCTCTCTCTTCTAATACAACTCCTTGACCTCTGCCTAAGATACTAAAATTAATTCCACCAGGTCTTCTTTCTATATGTGTTCCAGTTCTAACTGGAAACTTACTATGATGTAATTCATCCATTAAAAATTCTTCTACATCACTTGGTATTTCCCATTCATCTCTATAGACATTTATATCACCTTCATAAACATCACTACCAGAACAGTTGTAAACTCTCTTTGCTTTTTGGAATAAATCATTTCCAATTTGTTCTATAGTTTTTTCTCTATCACTACCTGTGACAAGATAGACATCCTCTTCATCAGAGAAATCAAGCATGTATTTTTCAAAATCATGATCAATCTGTTGTCTGGAAGGAGTCAATGTTCCATCAACATCAAAGATATATTTGTTATTCATTTTTTTGGATATAGTTTGGATATTTTTTCTTGCCTTTCTTTTTCTTTATCTTTTTTCTGGTCAAACCAGTTTACTGGCCACTTATTGTTTTTAAGTGCATCTTGAAATAATTTTTTCTTAGGCAATTTGAGTTTCATTTTTTATACTTCTCTATACTCTTTTCCCAATCTGCTAAACTTGATTGCAACTGACCCTCATTTTCTTTTGGATCTAATTTATCATATCCCTTTATTTTTTTCCATTCATTATATAATGCACCTAATACCCATGCCTGAGATAATTGTTTAGGTCCATTCTCTAACAGTTCAAGATGACGTTTGTTACTTGTATACTGTTTGTATTCTTCTCTCCAATTGGAGTCATCATAAAGTGGTGTTGTCATTATCCGTATGTGAAAGTTTTGCCTTTGATTTGGGATTGACCCTCAGGGTTTTTACCCTGTGGTTTGAATGTTCCCAATTTAATATTTTTTGATTTACCTAACCCACCTTTGCGTGTTGCACTTAGTGTACCAGTTTTTTTGGTTTGTGTCAATACTGAGTCTTGCCCATACTTTTTACCAAGTGCCTTTACTGTCTTCTTAAATTTTCTTTTACCCATCTTTCCAGAAGTAACAACATGACTTCTTTCCTTTACTTTTGTTTCTTTACCTGTCTTATCATCTTTCTCTACATATGAACCAGTTACTTTAGTTGCACCAGGTAAACCTCTTCCGCGAATATCCTTATCTAATTGTTTTGCTCTTTCTCTATTTTCTTTCGCAGATTTATCTCCTCTAGATGCAGACATTGTAGCCATGCCACCTTTATCAGATTTGCTTTTTATTCTAGACAGACTACTTTCTTGAATGTCTTCTATAAATTTCTTGTATGTTTTCATGGGTTAAGCACCATTAAAAAAAAGTAATTGGGAGAGCCGCTCATCTTATTACTGTAATCCCAATTACTCATATTATATTTATCCCAATTTAAGTTCATCAGGATTAAGTTTATAATCACTCTCATAAAATTTATCAGCATCAAGTGCAGTATTTCCTGTTCCTATAGGTTCAAAAGGTTGTCTTACAGAAACTTGTAATTCTTCTGCCTCTTCTGTTTCTTTCTTTGTTTTCCAGAAATAGTTTTCATCATTACCTAGTCCATCTCTATCATGTCCATTTTCTACTTGATAGAATACAGTAGACACTTTGAAATCAGGAACTTTAGGTGGTTCTGGTGTCAAACTATTATCATATATCCTCATTCTATTATTAGGATACAAAGCAAACTGTCCATTATCTAACTCAATTAGGTTATGTGATTTATGCTCTGGTGGATTCTCACTAGTAGAATAATCTACAACATCAATATCCTGATGATAATTATCTAAAGTACAAATATATGTACCTGTTTGTGCTCCATAATCTCTTGTATACAATTCATAATGCATTGATCCTACAAACTGTTTCTGAACTGCAACCACACCATAATCCATACAATTCCAAAACTGTAGGTTATGTAATTCCATATCAGGATTAGGTATTTCTGGTTCACTTAGGAAAGCAGATATAGGTAACTTATCAAACATAGCAGCATATTCTGGTAGATAAGTTTCAAAATAGAATGCTCTACCTGGTATACTCTTAGCAGATACCCATACTCCTTTTACAAACTCTCCATGACCACCTTTGTGATCTAGAAGATATTCTTTTCTGACCCATACTTCATAAGCAGGTAAGTTACAAATTAATGCTGGCATAATTCCTTCCAATGTGCGTACATTCTACCAAAGACCATTCCTTCATTTGTCTTTAGTTCAGATCCTTCAAGGATTTCCTTTTCTCTCTTAGTGAGATTTTTATTCATACTAAGATACTCTTTCTCCCAGTTGGAGATTCTTTTCACATCAATCATGCTACCAACTCCACAAATTCACTTAGAACTTTTTTATTTAGTTTCTTTGCCTTAAGTGATTTCATGAATGCTGCTTTGATCTGAGTTTTAGTTGCATCCTCTTTAACTTCAAACTCATCATCAACTGCAAGTGATGAATCAAGTATAGCAAAGTATGAATCATAACCAGAGTTCTTAATTGAGAATGATGCATTCTTTCTTGCTTTCTTAATCTCATCCTCAGTAGCATGAAACATTCTTAGGAAAGATCCAAACTCTCTTCTATCAGTAATGCGAATACCAATGAAGTTTACATCAGGGAAACTTTCTTTTAAATCTCTGAGCATGGTCTCAGCAAACTTCCAGTATTCATAGTGACCAGCTAGAGTATAAACATGTCCAGTTCTTCTGTTTCTTAAGAAAGAATTGTAACCAACATTTGATGTACCTCTTCTTACTTCACCATCATGATTTTTAAACTCAGTAACTACAGGTATACCACTTGCTTCACCATCAGTTAGAACTACACACTGAACTTTCTGTACATTATTAGTTTTCTTAAACTGTGGAATGATTTGATGTAGAGAAACAAATGTCTCATTCAAAGGAGTTCCACCTAACCAATACTTTTCTGGATAGTTATATCTAGCTCCTCTCTTAGTTAATGCATATGCACATCTCCAAAGATTTAGTAACTGTGCATCCATATCTCTCTTGTTAACTGAACTAGTTAAGAAGTGTAATAGATTGAAATTACTTTCAACAACAAGATCACCTACATTAAAAGATTTTAGTTCTTCTTGAGTAGAGTAACTATAATATCCTCTATTAGTATACTGATTAGAAAATGCATAAACATCAAAAGGTATTTGAACTTTCTGACAGAACCAAACTAACTCAAACAATTGCTTCATTGTATTGAGCATACATCTACTCATAGAACCAGACCAATCTAGAGAAAAAATGAGACCATGATTCTTACCATCAGGAACTATGTTTATCTTCTTGAAGATATCTTCATTGAACTTGTAAGTATGCAACTTAGATGTATCTAATACACCAGTTTTTGATATTGCTGTTCTTGCATAAGCATCAGCAGACTTCTTCATTTCAAACTCTTTTACAAGATAGTTTACTCCTTTTTGTGCAGACTTCTTGAACTTATTGAACTCATCATCTACATACTTCAAATTATAGTATGAATCACTATTAACAAAACCTCTTTCAATTAACTCAGCATCATATTTCATCTGATTCACATCATATTGTACACTTGTAAAGTGATCATGTAATTCCTTAGTTACTTGCTCATTTGATATAATAAATTTCTCTAGATTAACTTGAGGTACTTGAGCATAAACATTATCTCTTGCATTAGTCATATTTGAATCATTTAGTTCACTGACTTTCTCATTGAATATCTCATCAGTAATTGCTTCAATATCATCACTACCTGTTGCTGGACCTTTACCATATGATTGTGGATTTTGTGAATGCTTATCCCAAGGTTGATTTGGATCAATGATATGTTGATCTGGTGATTGATCTCCATCTTTTATTTCTCCCTCTTCTGGTTTACCTTTCTCTTTACCAAGACCCTCAGATAAATCTTCTAAGTCACCATAGTCTTCTCTCTCACTACCTGACTCACCTTTGAGTTTGATCTCAGGTGCTTGCTCTAACTCTTCACTTTTTTTCTTATCTCTTTCTGCTTGACAATACTTGAATAGTAATTCAGATGCTTTAAGAACATCATCAAAAGTCTCACACTTACTTATTACATTAACAATATCTTTCTCTTCTGCTGTGAAATCAATAATCAAATGAGATCCACCTTTGAAGTAAAGGTTTGCTCTATCTGCTAAGTTAAGAGTGTTTAGATCTGTATCCTCAAGTTCAAAGAAATCTTCATCATTCAACTCACCATATCCATTGTAGAATGTCTTGGACATACCAGGATACTTTCTCTTCATTAACTTTTCTATTCTAGCATCTTCTACTACATTAACTATGGATTGAGGTATATCACTTGTCAAATACCACTCATCATCTGGAGTGAATAAAGCATGACCTACCTCATGACCAACTAGTAAGTCATATACTACATCAGATGCAAATGTCCATCTTGGTAGAGTTAAGACTCTATCAGCAACATTAAACTGAGCAGTCTCAACATTTTTGTTCTCAACAATTATATCTTCTGTAGCCAGTAACTTTGCAAGTTGTGACTTAATTTCATAGTTGACCATAGTTCCTCTTGCCTTGATATATCTATTATACCAAAAAACCTGACTGAAGAGCCAGGTTTGAACCACTAATATTATTGGCACACGTACTAATCCCACCTGTTAGGGTGGGATTCTCAGTCTTGTTTCTCCTTTAGTAGTTATGTTGTTAAGATGTGTCTACAGAATCTTTTAGAACCATGATCAGCAATTCCACATTCAGCAATACACTGGAAATAGTCAGATACCTGATCGTATTTTTCATCCATGGTTTCTTTGTCATCCCACTTCCAATTTGAAAGCTCATTATGTGAAACTAGGTTATGCATAGGCAATCTCCCTCAACTGATACTATTTAGTCTGGAAATGCTAACATTTGGCATATAGTTAACAAAAAGAAATGCCTACGTGTATATACTTATTTCTTCTTACCAAACCCTTTTCCTGCTGATGTGCCAGGTGTGTACCATATATTTCCTGAGATTGAAACTCTTTCCTCATCTGTATTAAAGAAAGGATATACAGCATGTCTCATCCATGCTGGAAAGAAACACATACAACCTTCAAAGTCTGGACTCAATTGATATGATAAACTTCTAGTCTCTCCTCTTGTATCTGAATATTCAAATTCAAACATACCTGCTTTACGATCTTCTATCTTTGTAGTTTGAAACTGTGGTAATTCTATTTGTTCTGACCAACTATATGGAATCTTCATCCAGATTACAAATGAATATAATCCTCCATGCCAGTGAGGTGGATTGAACTCATGTTTATATTGATAGTTTGCCCAGAATTCATGTAAAAATAATGCACAATTTTCATTTAGATCTACAAAGTTACGAACTGGGTCTTGACCTCCATTAACCTTTCTAAACTTTTCAATCATTGGAATACATACTTCTTTAAAGAAGTATCCTTTCTCATCTACAATACCAAAACTATTACTTACATTTCCAGCAAGTCTATGTTTGTATTCTTCTTTCTGTTTCTTTCCCTTTTTAATTATCTTCCACAAATAATCAACATATTTCTTTTCTAATTTCTTATAAAGATATGGTGTTATTGGTGGATAAATTGTTTGAACTTCATGTGAAGCAAAGTCCATATCCATATACTGTTTTGCCATTACGTTGTCATCCTACTGAATCCTTTTACTTTTTCAAATTGTATTAGATCTTCAAATCGATCATGTAGTGATTGTTTGTGTGATATCAC